TTCCTGCTGATTGACACCCGTCGCTTCTCATCCTACAACATCTCAGGCATTGAGATGGTTCACGCGTATGGGACAGGGTCGCTTGAAAACCCGTCAGTTCCGGTCGCGCTGATGAAGATGCGGCTCATCGACGCAACCGGCCTCACGTTCTTCAATCACCTGATGGAGACAATGCGCGACCGGCTGAAGGCCTCGCGCGGGTCGTCCTTCTTCCTGCTTGTCACGCTGTTCATGGGCCACACTGACCGTGGCACGACTGAGATGCTTGACATGCTGTTCACCCCGTTGATGCTGATGACGATGGCAATGGACTTCAGCAGCAGCGGGTCAATCTACGACATGGAGTTCGTTGAGCTGGAAGGTAACCCTGGCGGAGGCTTTGAGTCCATCGTGGAGCTGAAGGACGTTCAGTCAGTCGTGGCCGACAAGAGCCCAACGCTTGAGGGCCTCATGCAGGCCCTTGAGGACAGGCTGAATGAGCAGTCCGCGGAGTTCTTCAGAAAGTACAACAACGTGCTGCTCTCAGAGGGCGGCAGGAACAACAGCGAGAAGAGCGGCCGGCTCGTGCAGTACATGATCACGCTGCCTGAAAAGTGGCGCAACTACCCGGTAAGCACCGCTGGCCGTGGACAGAGCATTGAGCGCGTGTTCAAGAAGATGCAGCAGCAGCAGTCAGAGCTGGACAAGCGCAAGGCCGAGCTGCAGGCTGAGGCCAGTAAGGCCGGAAAGTCGGATGCCATTGGCGCGCGGTTCACGTCGTTCAGCGCGACGATGTCCATCACTGACGCCATCAAGGCAATTCTTGAGAGCAGCGAGAAGTTGCTTGAGGAGGCAAACGTCCAGAAGCGCCGCGACAAGCAGGTGTCGGTGTACAAGACCGTCGTCAGCGTCACGTCAGATGACAACACCTACGTCGTGCACTTTGACATCTACGAGCACAAGATCCCGAACATAGAAGGGCTGAAGAACAAGAGCTCAATCACCACCAAGGACAAGGCCAGCGCTGAGTACCTGAGGGCACCAGATGGGTCGATAAGGAACCTCATTCAGTACGACTACATCTTCACAGGCAGAAACAGTCACATCACTGACATGAAGATCAAGTTCTCGCCTGACAGCGCGGTCGCGTTTGACGGCCGGCTTGATATCGGTACGGGCCGCCGCGGTTCTAACGTGCAGGCTGGGCAGGTGTCAGAGAAGAAGCAGGACTTTGACGGGGAGAAGCAGACCAACGACCTCTCGCTGCTGCGCAGCAATGACCCGGTCTTCGTAAACTTCAAGACCGCATTTGCCGCGACTGGCGGCGTGTCACATGGCCCCGGCACGCTGTCACAGGGCGCGGACTACAAGGCATTTGGTCAGAACAAGGAGGAGCACACGAAGACCATGGCGCTGCTTCACTTTCTTGGCACCATGGAACTGCAGCTCACAATTCGTGGCAACCCGGCGCTGCTGAAGCGCTACGCTGACCGGCAAGTAAGAAACGGCGTGCCACAGCACTTTGTCCACGGGATTGGAAGCGACCTGCTCACGACGCTGGCAAATGCCTCATCGCTCGAGCAGTCACGGAACATCTTCAATTCCAACATCAAGGCCAACATCAAGACCGCAAAGTCCCAGTACTACACTACCTACGTGAAGCCAAAGACGCTGCTCACGCAGAACTCAAACCTGGACGTGGCCTCAGTACCGCTGTTCATCGCGGTGAACATCATGTCACCAAATGTTGACGCGATGGGCAAGCCAATGGCAGGTGAGCCAATGTTCACCAATGATTTCTTCTTCAAGGGATCATACATGCTGCTGACTGTGCGCCACTCATTTGAAAATGGCGTGTTCTCACAGGACCTGCTCGCGGTGCCGTTCGATGTCTACAATGACTTCTCCAACGCCTGGCACAAGGGGGCGAGCAAGTAATGGCAACCAACTCGCCGTTCACCCCGTCGCTGCATGGCTACACGCCATTCATCATGGAGGGCCTCGTCGTCGACGTCGACGACAAGGACCAGATGGGACGCGTGCGGGTCTGGATCCCAGGACTTGATGGTGAGAACATTGACGTTGAGCAGCTGCCGTGGGCTGACTACGCCTCCCCCTCATTTGGCTCCACCATTGAGTACCCGGCCGGCAATGGCTCTGCCGACAACCAGACCCAGGCCGCCTACGGGTTCTGGGCCGTGCCAAAGATCAACAGCGTCGTGCTGGTCTTCTGCCTGAACGGTGAGCCGTCGCGCCGCGTCTACTTCGCGTCCACCATCCCGCTCCACACCAACCGCTCGCTGCCAGCTGGCCGAAACAAGAACAATGGCGGGACAAAGGGACCGTACGGCGACCTATCTGACGGCAACGAGCTGGTCAAGCTTGAGCCGGCGTACAGCAACCTCCGCGCGCAGTTTGATGGCAAGGTAGACGAGCCAGAGGCGCAGACCCGCGGCATGTACGAGCGGCAGGTCGCGCAGCCAGGCGCGTCCAAGGACGGCACTGACGGCTACCTGCAGACCCCGGTGAAGGGGGAGTCGTACTTTGACCCGCAGACCTCGTGCTGGGTGACGCCGGGCCGGCACGCGATCATCTTTCAGGACCACCCGTCTAACTCGCGCACGCGCATCAAGACCGCCGAGGGGCACCAGGTCATCCTTGACGACGCCAACGAGCGTATCTACGTCAGCACCGCGCGTGGAAAGACGTGGCTGGAGCTTGACCTGGACGGCCATGTGCACATCTTCGGGGCCGCATCCATCAGCCTGAGGGCGGGCGAGGACATCAACATGTACGCCGACCGCAACATCAACCTAGAGGCAGGAAAGGCGGTGAACGTGAAGGCGACAGGCGGTGACATCCGCCTGTCAACGCAGGAGTCGTTTCACCTCACCGCCGTCAAGAACATCATTCAGACGGCCTGCGGCAACGTCGAGCTCAGCGCTGAGCAGGGGTTCAGGATCACCTCGGCAGGTGGCTTCGACCAGCGGGCGGGTGGCGCGGTGAAGATCACGACCGGCAACACCTATGACCTTCGCTCAGAGGACCGCATGCGCATCATGGGCCGTCGAATTGACCTCAATGGGCCGGTGCCGCTCGCGGCGGCGGCCGCGCAGTGCGCCACGCCGGCCGAGGCGCCCTCAGTGGTCCCGGGCCATGAGCCGTGGAAGCGGCCGGCCACCAAGGCGCAGCGAAACAAGAACTGGAAGCCGTAACCCAGGACTTGACCACTGGGCATAAATATCACACGGATTGTTTGGATCAAACATGGCTCTGGCGACGTACCGAGGGTTCTCTACCAATGGCTGGCTACAGACGCAGCTGACTCGCTCCACCAACATTGAGCTGGTGAAGCGCGACCTGCTGAACCACATCTGGACCACGAAGGGAGAGCGCGTCATGATGCCGGACTTTGGGACCAGGATCCCGCTGCTGGCGTTTGAGCCAAACGACGCGACCACGCTGGCAATAGTTGACGAGGACCTGCGAGAGGTGTTCAACTACGACCCACGGGTGCAGCTGATCGCGCTTGAGGTCCTCTCCTTTCCAGACAACAATGCCATCATCGCCATGGCCGACCTGCTCTACATCCAGTTCGAAGTCCGTGACACGCTCAAGATCGAGGTACCGACCCAATGACAATCCGTAACATCTATGCGGCAGAGGCCTGGGACAAGGTCTATGATGCGTTCCAGCAGATCAACTTCACGTCGTACGACTACGACACGGTCAAGGAATCGCTGCTCCAGTACCTCAAGATCTACCACGCCGAGCACTTCAATGACTTCATTGAGAGCTCAGAGCTGGTGGCGGTGCTTGAGCTGTTCGCCTACGTGGCTGAGCTGCTGGCCTACCGGGTCGACGTCGTCTCGCACGAGAACTTCATCACCACCGCGCAGCGCAAGCAGTCCATCCTCCGCCTGGCCAGGCTCATCTCCTACCGCGCCAGCCGCAACATCCCCGCACGAGGGCTCGTGAAGCTGACCTCAGTGAGGACCAGCGAGGCGATCATTGACTCGCTTGGCAACAACCTCTCAAACGTGCAGGTGACGTGGAACGACCCAAACAACACCAACTGGAAGGAGCAGTTCTTCCTGGTCATGAACCGCCTGATGACCACCAAGTACGGTCAGCCTCAGAAGGCGTTCCAGGTCGGTGACGTCGCCATGCAGCTGTACTCGCTGCGCAACAACACCAGCTCGCTGCGCAACGGCGTCTTCCCCTACTCGGCCGCCGTCGGCAACGACAGCGTCCCAATGGAGCTGGTGCCGGCCGACCTTGACCAGAACGGGCCGATGGAGCGTGACCCTGACACCCTGGGAGCGTTCAACATCATCTATGCCAGTGACGGCCGCGGCGATGGCTCTGACTACACCGGGTTCCTGATGTTCACCAAGCAGGGAACGCTGATCAAGACGGACTACTCCATTACCGAGCCAATTGAGAACCGGCGCCTGGAGTTTGAGCTGACGAACGTGAACAACACCGACGTCTGGGTGTACCGCGTGGATGACGAGGCCAACATCCTGGAGAAGTGGAAGCGAGTCGAGACGCTGGATGAGCAGAACTTGTACTTCAACGACACAGATGACACCCGCAAGAAGTACGAGGTTGAGACGCTTGAGGGTGACAGGATCGCCCTGCTGTTCGGTGACGGTAACTTCAGCGACGTGCCCTTTGGCACGTTTGAGATCTGGACACGGGTCAGCGTCAATGACAACATCGTGGTGCCGCGAACCGCCATCGTCAACCAGAACGCGTCATTCACCTACGTCGCCACGAACGGCACCAACTACACTGCCGTCTTCTCCTACTCGCTGACGTCAGCGCTGCAGAACAACTCAGCGTCAGAGACGATTGAGCGCATTCGCCAGTCGGCCCCGACCACGTACTACGCGCAGAACCGCATGGTGAACGGTCAGGACTACAACACGTACATGCTGAAGGACCCA